GATTTTCATATTTTATTTATTTTGAATTTATCATTGTAATCTGCGCTGACAATGCTGTTTACCAAACGTTGCGCCCTACAACAAACACACGGAATGGACAATCACGGGGCCCCTTGTTTGCGTCAAGCATTAAAACCTCAAAATAAGAGTTGTTTTGCGTCTCTACCTGACCGAATACCCAACCATAACCACCCAATCCCTGTACTAAGACAGCGTACTGCGGATGACGTAAGTTGTGGTATATCCTGTATTTTCCAGTAGCTATTTTCTGTGCACTGGTTAAGGTGCACCCGTTGCCCCATTCATTAGTGACTGTACCCGCTTGATATACATATCCGGTACACAGCATTCCGGGAGCGTTCCACTTTTCACCGCCCCTTTGGGCGAAAATATGACTTCCATACGATTCTATCGAATTTGCAGTGCCTGCGTTAGCCAAACATCTTAGAGCAAAACCGGAACTTCCGTATGATTCAATACTTAGACCACTGTAATTGTCGTTTCGTATGGACATCAATGCAGTGCGTGAAGTTGTAGGGCTGTCCCCCTCTTCGTTAATACGAAGGAATTTATTACCGGACATGTTTAACAGGATCTTAGCCTGCGAATTGCTTGCCGAAACAAGAGAGCCTCCCGATATATTCCAGGCACCGATCTTTGCACCATCAGTTACCGTAAGGTTTCCGGTTGTGATCCTCTGTGCTGAAAATGCCTGTGCCACCACTTCCGCCGCTTCAATCACATTGGCAGACAGTTTGCCGCTTGCATTGATGGCGGCAGTCTGCTGTCCGGCATTGTTCTGAAACAAAAGGTTATCCGCTTTGAGGACGATTTTACGGGATGTGATGTTGATTCCCGTCTCTACCAAACCGTTCTGCGTGGCGGTGACTCGACCGTCTGCCGCTTCCGCTTTGTCATTGGCAGTTCCGGCAAGTGAGTTGGCACTATTGGCGGTTGATTGTGCGCCATCCGCTTTACCCTCAACAACGGTTAGTTGTAATCTGTCAGCCTCAATTTTAATCTCTGCCTGCCGTACTCTTTCCGTAGTATTATTTAAATCAGTCTGAGAGGCTTTTAATGATATACTACTCTCCAACTGAGTTATTTTAGTCTCATATGTAGTTTTGTTGATTTGGGAGTTATCTCCGAAAACATCGTAAACGGTTGCATAAGCCAAGTGCCATTCAACATTAGATTTATCATCTATGTAGAAAAAGCCTGTACTACTTAATGTTCCGGAAGTTCCACACTTAACAAGATGGTAATATTCTTCCCATTTGTCTGTGCCAACATTGCTTGTTAACCATTCACTTGAACCTCCGTCTCCGATGGCGTTGGTTGCAAAATTTAAGATTCTACCTTTAGGTATTGCAGCTACTAACTTGTACAAAAACATAGCTCCGTATCTTGATTGGTTACCGAAATAAAAACCTCCTGCACCTGGGGTAGTATCACCCCTTGAAAGATTAGTATTAATTGTACAAGAATATCCGGTATTATTAGGAACTCCTGCTATACTTGACCTATGTATCTGAACGCCTTCTTTTCCTGCGTTATTATATCTTTTTAGGTTGTTTAACCCTTTAGAAAAACAAACGTCACTGTGTTCAGGCAACATTCTTCCGGTAGACAAATATCTTGCTATCCTCTGCGCATTACTTATACCTTCTTCGTACGTAGTTGACGATACCTTTAATTCAATCTTCTTTTCTACTATATCAATCTGAGATTTTGTATATTCAATAGACGAATTTACACCATCCTCCGGCGCAGGTTTCCATCCGGTTGCTGTGTCACCGATTTCAATCTGAGGATTACATATTTTCATCGTGGTACCATCACCGACTTGTATGTAAAATCCTATACCGATATTTTGTGCGTTAACAATATCATTCGGAACGGTAATAGTATGAACAAATCTACCTGTGCCGGCCTTCAATGAAGTAGAATCGAAGTACTTCCACGCACCGATATAGTAATAGTTTGATGTACCATCCTTTAATACACCTTCTTCCAGCCCTATACGACTATTTCGACCTAAAACAAGGTTGCTATATTCATAATCAAAAGACAAAGTAACTTTCTTTCCCCTTAAATCACGCCAATACTTAGACATGTTTATACGAAGATGATTCTCTACGCCAGTAATACATACACCCGATTTTAAACAGAGATTAGCACCACCAATCACACGCTTGTTCAATTGCGTAGTCACAGATAGTTCGATCTTCCCATCAACAGCCAATATTTGAGTATCTGTATACTTCACAGACTGATACAATTGATCTTCGGGTGCTGGACTCCAAGAAACTGGAACGTTTGTTTCAAATACACCTATACGCATGTATACGTTTACTCCTGTTCCATAACTACCAATTATTCTACTTATAGGCTTATTAGATAATAAGAAATTATTCTCTATGTGATCGTTAAATACTGATATATCATAAGAAGAACCATCCGTATAAATCACTCTAAAAAAAACAGCTCTCGTTCCACTTGGAATAGTTTCATGTGGCGTAAAATGGTCTACAAATATATAATATCTTTTGTCAGAGGAATAAGTTAACCCAAACATGTCCTTATTAGCCAAAAGAGATTCTTTATGCAAAACAGGTGCATCAATTAACATTGTTCCATCTTCTTTGTAGTCAGAAGCATAGGTAAAACCTTCATCAGTGATACGCTTGAAAGAACATAAGTTCTTAATACCTACTTTTGTTTCTGTTAGTGACGGTATCCATGTAGCTACACCAATATTACCCTCAGTAATAACAGCCCATCTAATATACGTTTGGGTTGTTTCTTGCTGAGGAAATTTATAAAAATAGAAATACGTACCATCATCGTTAACCGGAGTTATCTTTTGCGAATATACCGTTTCTTCTTCACTTTTTGGTAGTGTACCGATCCATCCGAACGAAGGGTTATTATACGCTCTGATAACGTCAGAATCTGCGCACTTGTAACAAACAGTCAGCGTATAAGATTTACCTTTCACTAAGTGAACATCATATTTGTACGCACCCATCTGATACGGGTTTGCGCTTAATGTGTGGTTAGAGTCGTAAAGCAGATTAACGTCCGCTACTTTCATACTGCGTATGGCAAGCTCGATCTTTCCCGGTATAGCCGCTAACTCGGTAGCAATATTACTAAACTCCTGTTCGATGCTCTTTCCATTTCTCAGAATGAAAATCCCTTTCAGGAAACAGTTCATCGCATACAGGCCGTATCCGGAGGGTTGGCAGTCAGCCGGAAAGTCTGTATCCGTCATACCATCGAGACAACCCAAAATCACTTTGTTCTTTCCGGCCAAAGACGTGGAGTTTACCCCGTTCAGTACAGAAATGCGCGGTTTGCCATCTTCCGAAGCGGTGAGATACAAAATACCCTGTCTGTTCGGATTCGTGAGGTTACCCATCTGAACCAGATCATCACCAACGGCAGGAACTGTACCATTGGGAAATACGGATTTAAGTATAAGAATCGAATTATCATTAACCGAGGCAACCGGAACCCAGTAGTATTTAACGTGTCCGGATGTGTAGATCTGACAACGTACCAAGTCATCAGCGACAAACATCATGTCGCCCTCTATACCTAAAACATAGTAAGCCGGATCGCCGGATGTTTCCGAAACGGACTTAACACGCCCGTTAGCGGATGAAATCACCAGACCGCCGTTAACCGCACGAACTTTCGAAATGATAAGTTCAAAAATGGTCATGGCCTTACGGACTACGGCATTATCTATTTCAAGGTTCCAATCCCCATTGATAGCCTTGTATAGCTTCATCCCTTCACCCATCAGTCCGGGGATGAATCTTTCTGAACTGATATAGTCCTTGACTATGGTTTGAAACAGGGTTGCGACGTGCTCAACATTCAGATCGTATGTTTTTGCAAGTGCCTGAACGAGTAAATTTAAAGTGTGCGTATCGCCTTTTGCCCAAATATCCGCGCCTGTTGAAATATTTCCTTCCGAATGGAGTGTGCCAACATTGGCCGAACCGGTTACTTCCAATGTAGCGGCTTTAACTTTCATCCGGGCGACTAAAGATTGCAATTCCGTGTCGCCACTTTCGTTGATAAATGTAAGCCCATCACCAACAAACAGCCCTTTCAGGAAAGTGATAGGCTCTCTAGCTATATCCGCTTTTACCTTGCTTAAATAAAGATCATCTATCTTCTTCAAAGCCTCTTTAATCGCTGCATCTATCTCCTTCAAAATGCGGAGCGAAGAAAGCGTATTATCATCGGTTAACTCTGTGGCGGTATCCGATGAAGCAATGATACGCGAACGAATCTCTAACAGCGTTCGGAGCGATGACAGTACGTTGCTATCGGTAAACGACTTTGTATCGGTAGCCTTTACAATGTCAACCGAAGCACCTCCACCGCCTCCGCCGTTAACAGTAATGCCGCCAGCCGTCCGGGTGATAACAGCCCCAGCCGGATAGTTCTTTGACCGGGGTTTCGCAGGAATGGATGTAGTTTTAATCTTTACGTCTTTCATGTCTCTATCATAATACACCGGAACTGCTCCATCTTATAATCGATACTTCCTCCGGCATTAATGAATATCTTATTAACCAGAGATTTGTCCGACAGTCTGGAAATAGGAGTTAAACCAATCGTCTCTTCTATTTCTTGTGTTAGCTTGATACGAGTAGTGCTATATCGATTGATTATACGCTGGATTAAATGCTCCTCCGGACGAATAGCCCTGTCAACCAGTACCGAATACAAATTATCACGAAGATAGTCCTCTCCTATCATCACTTTCGAGTAGCATGCCCCATCATTGTTGTAACTGGATATTTTAAACTCGATTTCGTCTAATTCGTTAATGTAGTCTTCGTTAACGACATTTTCATAATAACGGTCTGTATTGTCGGTAGTCTTTTCGGCCTCGGTGCTCTTTCCATATTTAAAGGAAAAGTCTTTTAACAAGAATCCATTTATAAAAATAGCATTATGTATTTTAGATGCGTAAAGAGTAAATTCAAGCTCGCCATATAATAGGGTATCAATAGGGATTATTACGCCTGAAACACCTTTATATGGCATATATATTGTTTTTTGGTTCTCAATGGATACATAATCTAATCGGGCTTTGTTATTCTCTTCGGAGGCGGGAAGTCTAAAAAAATAATTGGGATTTGCAGACCATGCGAATGGGGCCAATCCGTTAGCACTGCCATAATATTTATTACCGATCCGTAATTGGCAAGCAGCCAACGGCATGTACGTGCCCCGGCTATTGTCCCAAGGAATCAAATCCATATCCGCTATCGTCTTATAACTTCCAGATACAGCAAAGGCCCCTGATTCGTACACTGAGGACGCACCTTTAAAATCCATTATCTTTGTTAAGAGTTCCAGCCCGCCTATCATTGATAAGTCACCGAAAGCACCCAAACACCTGGCTTGTATAACATTTGTAAACGAATAGTCTGAAATATCCGGCTTACCGTCCACTATTTTATAATTGCAGTACCTTTCCTGTATTCCTCCTATAAGTTTATGCGCATCATAAGCACGTAACTCTAAATCGTCATTGGTGATAACCGTATCGCCATCATACAAATACATGTTCCAGTTTTTCGGATAAAGAAACTGACGGTAACATTTTCTATCTTTATTCGTATTTAAACGTGACGAAAGAACTTTTGCATCTTCGTAACTCTCTTCCGGAAGTAAATTTCCAACCGGATAATTACTGTCTTTTACTGTTACTTTATTATAACCGCCCAAAATATCGAGCGTATGATTATCGCCGCTAAAGCCTACTTTTTGGACGTTGATAGTAAATCCTCTCACGGTTGCATATGCGGAAAAGTCCAACGCATACTTATAGTAATCGCCTGCATGATCCACATCTACGAAGTAAAGATCACCCCTCCAATCCACACAAGTCCAATTGAGGAATTTGCATATCTCTTCAAGCACCTCTTTTAGTTTCATTGGCTTGTCATCTTCATCAAAGAAATTCTGTTCACTTATCGTCATGTCCTTCAGAACATTTGTCCAAGCCGTATAATTCGATTTATCCTTTGCGTAAACATGTGGAATATATACGTTTGAATAACAGCCTCGAGATTCAGAGACACAACGGGTTAATAATTCCCATAAAGTTACAAACCCTCTTTCTGTCCCGTTTTTGGGTTTATAATCGATATACTCCAAAGCGGACATGGCGCTGACACATTCAAGTTCCAATTCGAATATAGTACTGCTATAATCTTGTGTGTACAACTCCGGCTTGATAAAGCCACACCACGTTACCACGCCATCACGCTTAAATGTTACACGGTATTGCTGATAAGCTGTGGAAAACAAACTTTGCAAATAATCCGAACCTACTATCCGGATATTGGCCGTACTGAACCTGGACGGGACGTATAAGAAATCATCATCATCGATATCTACAGTAAATGGATTTCCAGCCCCCACTAATTCAGTAGGAGCCCCCACATACCCTTCTTTCTCTATTTCTATAATGCAAGATTTATTACGGAGACTTGCAAAAGGAATCGTATAAATCAATCCGTAGCTCATAATGGTTTCTTTCCTTGTTTTTTTAATGTGTTATTTATGGAGAGCAGAATATCCGGTCCGAGCACCTTGGCTTTCCCAAATTCTATTTGGACCCTATTTGAACTCCCCAAATTACCAGAGTTGATAGCATCAAACAAATTAGATTGCTGGGTCATATTCAAAATCATTTCCCCTTTATTCAGACGCGCCAATCCTTTATCTCCAAAAGATGTGCCCCCTAAATAGATCCCCCCTGAATTAAATCCGGGAGCGCTAATTCTCGCTGCTTCTATCATAGCCATCATTGTCGCTATTTGTCCCGCCGCCAGAGCCGCCCCGACAAAAGGTATTCCCGCATAAGCCGCTGTACTCTTCGATGCCATTTCTGTAACAGCCGCCGCACTTTTCTTCTGACTATTTTCTAATTCCATTTTTGTCGCTACCTCATCTGCGGCTATTTTAACAACTGTTCCTGCAACCGTTCCTGCTGTACTTTTCTCAAGTCCTTGCTGTGCCTCCTTGGCGCCAGCCAACTTTTTAGCCAAAACTGATATATTCTCAATAGTACGAACTATAGACGTAAAAGAATCAATCGTATTTATCATTGCATTCCAAATGGCCATGATTTTCTCCCATCCCGTTGCATCTACATCATTCATCACATCACGAAGGCTCGTAAAGGCCGATACGACACGATCGGAGCTTGTAGCGATATCCTTGATCCCTGAGTAAAGCGATTCATCCAGCTCCTTAGTGAATTTTTTCACGTCTTCTTTTACTTTAGCTAATTTCAAAGCCTCCTCCAAAGTAGGGACATTGGCTATCGCATTTGACAGTTCATCCGAAAGTTCCTTACCTACTTTCTTTGCCTGTTCCTGTAATTCTTTTGCGTATTCCTTTGCTTTATCAAGATTCTCAGAGGCAATATCCACTTTTGATTTTTTATAATCAAAAGTGGTATCGCGTGATTTCATCTTCACGGATGGGATATGTGATATCGCCTGATCCAGCATGTCCTTGATAAAAGCATCAGCCCTCTCACCGATTCCTTTAATGCTTGCGGCAGACTTAGCGGCCTCAACCGATAGCCCCGCAAGATTTTCATTGAAAGCCTTTTGAGAGATAAGTCCTTTTGAAAGCAAGGTTTTATTTTCTTTAACCTTATCATTGTACTCCTTCTGCACCTTCTCCATCTCTGCGGCCGCCTCATCATATAAAGGATGATCAATAACATCCTGAAGCATTTTGAGATATTTGCTATTAAGTATCTCTTTGTCACCTGACGCTTTGGCCTCTATCAACATCTTCCTCCCGAGTTCATCGACAGCTTTATAATATTCCGACTCCGACATCTTCTCGACTTCCCGGCGGGCATCCAATTCCCTTAAGGATTTAGCGTATTTCTCTTCGGCCTTTTGAAGTTCCGTCTTTTTAGAATCAGGTTCAGGAGGTGTAGAATCAGCCGTAGCCACAGAATTAGCAATCTCCTTGCCTAATCGACCTTTAGCGTCTTTTAGTATCTTGGCGTGTTCGATAAATGCATTCAAGTCATCTTTAAGCCCGTTTTCCCAGCCTAAAGCATCTTGGGTATGCACATCGTATTTCTTTTTAAATCTTTCCTCTTTTACTAAATCCCCGCGAGCCATCGCCCAGTCCGGAGCCATACTTCGTATCGTTTTGCCATTATATGATTTACCACCAATCTTTCCTAATTCATTTTCGCTATCAGCCACCTCTTTAGCAGCCAGTTCGGCTCTTGCTGCACTTTCTAATAATGATATACGCTTTTCAATAACTTTGTTAACATCTTGATTAACACTCAATTCAGTCCCTAAAATCCCATTTATCTGGGCTAAAATTCTTTTCTTATCTGATAATGTGACATTGGTCTTATTGTATTCCTCTTGCAGAGCGCGAATCTTGATTATTTCAGGAGTTTTTGAGGGAACATCATTCATTCGTTTCTGATATTCATCGAATAACCCTTTTATACGCTTTGACTCCCGATAGGCATTATACAATTTAGCGACTACAGCCCCAATGACCGTCAATATAGCCGTAGGAGCCATGGATATCAGGGTTGCCCTAATCGACATGGCGGCCTTAGAGAACGCCATTTTAATGGAGGCAGAAGTTCTCTGTGCTTTCCACGCTATTTCATTGAATTTTTGGCCGGCATCTTTAGCCGCCCGGCGTGCAGCGGATTTAGCAGCCAACTCAGCCCGGAATATCGACAGAAGTATTTTATTCACCAACCGGCTTGTTACCATAACCATGATGGCGGCAACCGTATAGGTAATTACCGATCTTATATTGTCAGCCGCCACCTTTACCGCGTTCGTTAGCCAATCGATCAAGGCTTTATATTTGCTCTGTACTTCCGTTCCATTCACGAATTCAGTGAATGCATTCTTAAGCCGGTTCACGGAAGTTTCCAAATTATCCGTATCTACGTTGGGAATCATCTTGTCAAGAGCCTCAGCAAACTTAGGAAGAACATCTTTACTCATTAATTTGCCCTGCTTTAACAACTTGTCAAGCCCCCCTACCGATACCCCTGCGGCTTTTGCCATGGCTTGCAGAGCGATAGGTAGGCGCTCTCCCATTTGTAAACGAAGCTCCTCTGAACTAACCTTTCCCTTGGACATCATTTGAGATAATGCCAAAAAGACGCCGTTGCTATCTTCCGCACTCATCCCAAATGCGGTTACTGCACGGGACACAGACTCAAATATTTTCCGCTGATCCATCATAGACATGCCCGATATGGAAGCGGCAGCCGTAAACTTAGCGTAATTCCCGGTCAACGCGTTGATCTCAATACCATATTTCTTCGCCATGTCCAGCAAAAAACGCTGGTTATCGGCGAACTGGGCCATGCTACCGGATACATTCTTCAAAGCAGTGGTAACCCGGCTGGTTTCCCTGGCAACATCGATCAGACGGGATACAAAGTTGCTCAACCCCAATCCACCGGCACCCAGTGCCGCCGCAAAAGTTAAGACCTGCATCTGCATCACTCTTAGACCGTTTTTAACGGAATTCGTACCTCTCTTGAAGTTTTCAGTCAGGAGGTTTATCGCAATCGAAAATGATAATCTACCTGCCATACTATTTATTTATTAGTTTCTTACCCTCTTTCATAAACTGTTCGAAGCGGTCTATATCTTCATTTATTGCTCTTTCCGCTTCCCTGGCCGCCTCTACTTCCTCCCATGGGAATGTTATCAGGTCCATAGCCCCGTTTTTCATCTTCTTGGAATCAATATGCGGCAACATGGTAAAGAATGTCCATAACCGGCTGGCTTCCATCTCTTCTTTACGTTTACGTTCATAGGCTTCAATATACATGGGCAAATCACACAACTCCATTTCCTCCAATGCATATGTAGCATCCAGACCGGACATGATAAGCGTTGACACGATATTGCCTATCATCCCCGGAGTGGTATCGGAATTGATCTTATCTGTACCAGCTCGTTTATTTTGAAACTGGGCCAATACAGACATCCTATTTTCCAAAGACAATACCATCTCACGAACCAATTTCCGGTTGGATAGTGTCTTTTTAAAAACATCAAACGTATATACTTCTCCTTTAGCAACTATTGTGGAGGTATATAACAATGCGTTTACATCCTCTTTATCTGAATAGTCCATTAAAGAAAATGATTTACCCCTGAGTTGTTCCCAGCGGATAACAGCCTTTATTGTCAATCTTGCTTCCATCCAATTTATTAATTAAAAAGGCGGCCATCTACGGACCGCCTTCGATATTCATCATTATTGTATTTCTTATCCTCCCACCCCGACAGGCTCAACCGGGGCAAGGGCGCCAATTCCCTTAAAAGAAGCACTGCATGAAACAATCTGTCCATTATCTGATTTAATGGATAAGGACGTGATAATTACTTTACCCGTATAGTTCTTTTGCTTTGTATCCTTAGTGAAAGTTCCACCGAAATTATCCTTATCGGTAGATGCAGAGCTTCCCAAGAAAAAGTCAAGTACCTCACCTGTTATCTGCTTACTCAAAAGAGTGTCAAAGCTCATTGCACCTTCTTTTCGGGTTAACAATGATTCACTTGACAGGGTAAAGCTCTTTTTCCCAGGAAGCGAACCGGCCCAGTCCCCCATCATTTTATTAGAAATATCAATCTCTTCTGTTGAAACATCCAACCCGCAGCTGGAAGCAAAAGCAATAGGTTCATCACCGATGAAAAGCATAAGCTCCCCCCGATAAATGTCTTTGCTGGAATCTAATTTTGTTGCCATTGTTTTTAAAATTTTAGTTTTACGTTTCATATCAATCAATTGAAAACTGCAAGACTTGGAAATATTTTCCGGATTCATAATCCTCTGTAGAATCTTCCATCCTGATTTTCATTACCGGATCTACAAAATCCCCCTCCAAAGCACCATAGATAAGACTTGCCAATTCCTGGGAGCGGGTGTAATTATCACTCACGGCAGTTACGAATATGGTCGGAACCTGACGGGCAACTCCCATCTTGGTGTACTCCTGCTTGAATCCATCCCGTTGATATATAATAAAATCTCCCTCGGTTCCATTCGGGGCAACCAACGGAAATATTTTATCACCTACCATTGTCTTGATACCCAAAGAATCCTGCAAGATAGCCCGTACCTCTGTTGTTACTTTAAACTTGTTCATATTAGTATCTATTGTTGCCGCATCATTATCCGGGTAACCGCTCGCTGAACTGTAGCCATCATCATATCCATACCTTTCTTCCAATCCTGATCGGCAGTATCACTCCAAAAGCGATTAGCAGGCATGATACCGGAAGTTCCCGTAATCGGGTGAGGGCGCTTCACCGTCCCTCTGTCTACCAAATGTGCGTGATGTCCTCTGTAATTGAAGCCGACCACAGCGCCAAGACTACGGCGTTTCACCCGCACGGCAAAAGCATTGTATAAATTATGAGCCGCCAACGCTTTGCGCCCCTCTTTGGTCAAACGACCTTTTTTATAGCTACGCTCTGATAAGCGTTTCCTACCCCTACGGGCAAAGAAGCCGCCGGCGCTTCTGAGCCCTGCCCTTATCGCTTTATCTTTATCAATATCCCCCAATTCAGAAACCGCCATCTCTATTTGAGACAGGGAGGAAACAGTCAACTCAAAAGCTTTGCCTCTACCCGCCATTCTGGCATCTACGTATTTCCCATATATGTAATCGTGGATATGTCTACTAAAAAGATCACTCATATATTCAGTTTTTCAAGTGTGATTACAAGCGTGTTATCTCTTTGTGGATCAATCATCTTTATCGCATATTCCACTCCCCGATAAACAACCCTCTGGTTTTCTTTAATCGCCGGATAATTCCGAACCTGAAATACTATAATACTACCGATAAATTGCTCCATGGCATTCACTCCGCTCTTGTCTGCAACAGCAGACATCTTCCGGCGCGAAGCCTTGCAAGTCAACACCGTTTCATATCTATTGGATACAAAACCGTTCAGGTCCTGGCTTTTCACCTCTTCCCTGAATTCCAGAATCTCACGTAACAGTCCCGCTTTCATTTGGAGTAATCAATGTATGGTTGTAATAAATAGTCCAGCAAACCGACTTTGTCCCGCGCCCGTTCCGCGACAAAGTTGACTTCCCGATCCCGAAACAAACCTCCGGCAACAAGAAGGATAGCTGAGAGAATAGGGTCGGGCAACTTCCCTTCACTATCCTCCAGCGTATCTAGCTCCCGACGTATGTGATTAGCTACAGCCCCCTCAGCGGCGGCAACATATACGCCAATGATACTATCATCATCGGTGTATTCTGCCTCGATGTAAAGGTGCTTCTTCGCCAAATCTAACGATACGTACTTCATGGCTTACTTCATTGAGGCAATGGAGAATGACTCAGGGCGAATCATACCCATATTCCAATAAGAATTAATCACCAAACGTACAACTCCCTCCAACATGCGGGAATACGGATCCACTTTGATTTCCAGCGCTCCCCACTGACCTATAAAGTAGTCATTCCAGTTACCAAAAACAATGCCGAATTCATCTTTAGCGGTCTGCAAGCCTTTAGGCAGGTTATTGGTGCGAAGCGCTTTATATCCGTTAAGAGTACCTTCACCCTTATCGCCAAAAATGAAGCCTCCGGCACCGGAAGCATCTTTCACTTTAGTTTTGGCCTTACCTACCAAAGACGGGTGCATAATGTAAGCCAAATTACCAAAGAGTGCATTGTTGATATCCGCATCGGTTTCCAACTCCACAATTTTAGCCCAATCCATGACACCGTTAATGGCCGGCACTGTCTGAAACAGCCCGTCGGGCGTATTATCATTGTGAGCGTGCGTACCAAATGCGGTTTGCTCAACCTTCTGCGCAATAGCAGCAGCCAACGTTTGTCGAATAATTGCCTCAACCGAAGTATTTTCCTGGACAAGCAACTGCTCGGAGATATCAACATAAGCCGTCAGTCTCTTAGGTTTATAGGCGTCACCTTTACTAAATTGCCCGGCACCGTCTTTGGCTTTAGCGTTTTCACCCTCCCAGAAAACATTGGAACCACTATACTTCGGCCAATAAATATCCCCCTGTAAACCGGTCATAAATCTGGCTCCCGCCTGAGCCAAGACCAAAGAGGATTGAAGCGGCAGCAACAATTCCTGCTGCTCCTGATCAATGACTACTCCCGTAGCCGATTCGGTTGCCGCCGTAAACATTGCCCGCTTCTCCAAGCTCATCGGGATTACCAATGAATTTTGAGATGACCTCGTTACCCCTGCGCTATTATGCAGGCGCGTTGCCGCCTCAATAACGGAAGCATCCGCATCATGCTGTCTCTGTCCGGAAATATAGTTGGCCAATGAACGACGGAGAGAAAAGCGTTCCTGACCGGGTTCTACATGGGGGGTCCCTTTACCTCTGTTCTCGGCCTCCTTGGTTGCAATCTCCATATTAATGTCAGTCATCCGGCACTGGATCTCTCCAAGTTCCGTATTTTCGCCCTCGTTTAACATGCGTTTTTCGGCTCTCGCACCATCAGTTATCGCTTTAGCACGGATAGAAAGCTGGGTTCTTTCGTCTTTTAAATCTGTAATTGATTTTTCTCTTGGCATAATCGTTAAATTAATTATTAAATAATTTTTCTATATTCTCGTAATATTCATCCAACCCTCCGGATTTTCTC